GTCAAGTCCGTCAGACTTATCCACTTTGCCTGGAACAGCTAAAAGCTTGCCGTTCTTGTATTTGGTTGCTTTGACATCAATGGTGGTGCCGCATGGTAGAGTGGCATCATGCTCTGGTCGTTCATCCAGCTGTAAATCTGGATAGACGTTGACCATTTTGCAAAATGCAATTTCTGCTGCGATTCCTTCCAAATCTGTCGTCTCACAGTTTTGCGGCCCCACCTTGCCGTCTTTCGTGTTAGACTGCCTGTTCTTCATGTATCTGGACTTTGCCAAGAACTTGGCGAGTCTTTGCTCTGCCTCGTTCAATACGATCTTAGTCCCGATTCTTAAAAGACAGCTACTCACGACACCACTCCTGAAGATAGTACGGCTTGATCGGCAGCTTCGTCAACCCTTTCTGTTCTACCACCACCGGAGCCATAACCGGCCCAGGGTTCACCCACCGCATACTTGGAGACAACTCTGTCTATACCCAACTCAACAATTTCGTTTTTAAAATGCTGGCATGTCGACAAACTAGAAACAGGATGTTTGTCGTTAAAGAAAGAGCACAACCGACTACATTTCCAGTTCTTTGGGTCGCGATCAAGAATGCGGCGTGGATGATTGTCGTGCTTAATCTTTTCAAACTCAAGACGAATCATCTGGAGTGTCTCAGGCAAATCCGACCGCTGTAGACACAAAGAATAAGGACCGCCGTCCTGAACAAAAAATATCGTCATCAAGATATCATCTTCTGGATAAAGCTCGCACAATGCATAATGATATAGACGAAGCTGAAAATCTTCGTACATATCTTCATATTCTTTAACTTTGTCTTTGACCCAACAACGACGCTTGCCGGTTTTCCAGTCGATATATTCAATCAAGCCAGGCTTTACGCGAGTGACCAAATCCATTGTGCCACGCAGAATCAATTGCCCTTCGTAACTGCGACCATCCGGCAAAGAATATTCGTACCTAGCCCACTCATGGGGCAGGGTTATTTCAAAATATTCTTCGGGCATGACGACATTGCGATTAACAGGAGAAAACATACCGTCGTTGAACAGTAAGACATCCCAGGTCCACTGTTCACATTTTTTGCGATCGCCATTAGTCCAAGGGTGAATGGTGCGTTCAGGGTTAGTGTAATGATCCCAGCCAGCGGCTATGGCTAATTCTGGGGTGAATGTAGCCGTGTCGAATTCTCTTTCTACTTCCGGATCAGAAAAGGTTTTTTCTTTATTTTGGTGAGCTAGTTTTTTGCGGGCTAAAAGTTCAAGGGCCTTGTGGACGATATTTCCAGACTCAGCTTTTTTACCAGAAGGTTCTCTGTGACCTAAGTTGCTGGTAATAAAGAACTTATGTGGACACCACCCGTAGGAACCTACGGAACTAGACCGCAAAAAAGTTACAATCAACGGTAGCTCCTTCGCAAAGACTTAAGAGCCGCTTCAAGCTGCTCTTCGCGACTCATGCCAATGTTGTCAATGAGTACATCAAAAGGATAGTCATCTAAAGCATTTTCGCTAGCATGATTGTCACCTTTTTCGCCACGAGTTAAACCTATGACTATACCTCCATCTTCTTTGATGGCCTGGCACTCGTTAGGGAAGCGTAAATCTGCGACGACGGCAAGAACCTGACTCAACTGCGTTTCTTCATATTGGGCGATGGCATTTAGGGTAGCGTTGATGTGAGTGCGGTCGTACATCTTGCGCAATATTTCTGTACCGAAATACTGCAACACTTCGCGGACAGACATTCGCCCAGTCGGACGGACATCCCCCATCAGTTCATAAGTCGGCATATTTTCCCAAATAAGATGACACTGCTGCTCTTTTTCCTCCTGCGTGCCATAAACCATCTCAATCGGAACGCCCAACAATTCCACGGTCACTTTTTTCAGAGTGTCGGCAAAATGGAAGACCTTGCCAACAGCCAAGTAGTTGCTGATCCAATGGCAATGTTCCACGAGGTCGTGGGCAAGCGTGTCTTTACCAGCCCCTTTTTTGCCTGCGATGCCAATTAACATCACTTGAGTCTCCCTAGTACCTGTTTGATCTCGTCAACGGATAAATCAGCTGGGTCTTTGCCCTGCCCGGCTCGAGCCGCAATCACACGAAAAGATCTGGAAAGCTGGGCAACTATCTTCTGTGAAGCAATCTGCCCAGCCTCATCATCGTCCATGAACACGACCACGCGACTAGCTCCGGAAGACTCCAGCAAAACCTGCTGGGCGTCACTGAGGGCGACACCAAAGAGTGCCACCGCATTGTGGTAACCGGCCTCCCAAAGGCGCCAAACATCACAGGGTCCCTCGGTCAGGATGACTGTGCCTGAACGACGGGCTTCCCTAAAGGCGACAAACTGGTTGTAGAGGACGCGGGATCGAGAAAAGCCCTCCGAGTGCCGCCACTTTGGCTGCATATCTCCAATCGCCCTAGCAGAAAAACCAACCGCCATACGCCCGGTATGGTCATAAATTGGGACAACCGCCCTACCAGCGAAAGGCCCCTGCTTTGTGTCGCCGACATCGAAGTGATTGAGCACCTCATCGCCAAAACCGCGCCCTTTGAAAAACTTGCTGGGAATCTCCATCCGGCTACGCACCAGATCACGCCCCCATTTGCCAACAGGCCCGCTCTCGACCTGCATGATGCGTGTGGCCGTGACGAACTCCCGCTGGCTTTTATCAATCTGGGGAATTTCTGCGCCTGGAGTGAGCGCCAACAAGGCAGAGAGGAACTTCTCTGTCTCATTAACGGTCGCCACCTTGTCCCCCTCCGTCACCCACCCGTAACGCTGGCGAGACAGGGCGCCCCGCACAAAGCCAAAGGTATCGTCCCGGAAAACTTTTTCGCAACCACGAGTGAAGCACTGCCAATATCCCATGGATGCGTTGTAATAAACCCGGCAGCCGGTCGGATTATCACCGCCATGAACGGGACACGCCGTGAAGAATGAATTCTCGGCAGGCTTGTACTCCAGAGCAAGAGCGTCAAAAACTGTCTCGAGCTTTTGAGTGGCTACTGCTGCTATTTTCCGTAGACGCTCAAAACTCTGGGGAGTCTTGGGGGGGATTGTCGAAGCCTGACCGTGTCGGTTTGCTCCTGAGTAAGCTGTTCCGTGTCGGTCCTTCTTGGAGTCTGCCATATTCGTACTGCCCCCGAATGTTGATGTAGTCCCCACCCTCAAGACCCTTGCCGTGACGCGAAACAACCGGTATAAGCTTCAGGTTGTAACGGACACCATCAGGCCCAGTCCCCTCCTCGGCCATCTCCTCCTGACTTTTCCACTTGTAGATAGAAAAGTTGGAACACAACCAGATAATGCGGTCAGAACCAGACGCCGTAGAAGTGTCCTCGGCATTGATGCCATCACGATTAAGCTGGACAAAGGCCAGGACGGGGACTTGGTAACGCACCGCAAAATTGTGTAGGTTAGTCATCAAAAATCCCAAAGCCTGGAATTCCGATATGTTCTTGGTGATACTGCGGTCGTCCATCAGCTTGATGTAGTCGAACACAATGAGGGCTGGCTTTGTCTGCCCAGACTCATCAAAACCGACATGACGATACAGCCATCGCCGCATGGAGCCGACCGTCTCCTCAAAAGGCTGGCCAGCGATTGAGGCGTAGTGGTAGGGGATGCTCTTGAGCTTTTCCTTGGCCTCGTACACAGCCTTGGACTTCATCTCGTCGGCGGCAAACTTGCCACTCTTGATGTCGTCCACCACCACATTCGCCATATTCGCCAACATGCGATGCCAGTGCTCTTTCGCTGACATTTCTGTGTCCATATTAAGGACAGGTATATTCAGCTTGGAGGCGACATGCAAAGCGATGTTGTCGGCCAATTGGGTTTTGCCGGTTTTCGGCCTAGCTCCGATCACATTGACTGTGCCGCGTTGAAACCCACCCCCAATTGCTGCGTCGTACTGAGGCAAGCCAGAAGATATCCCCATCACTTCCGATGGGTTGGCGGCTAGGTAATCAATGTATTCGTCCAGATCCTTGGATATGTGGGCCAGACTTTCGGACTGGTTGCCCAGATTACCGACAAAGTTGAAGACAGCCTCCTCGCCGATTCCCAGAATTTCCCCAAGGGTTTCATCACCGGAAATATTTGCCAGCTTCTCTGCCGAATCTTTCATTACCTCGGAGAATTCGTTGGCCTTGTGCAATTTCACCAAGCGGGCGGCTAACCGGCGTAGATTGGATGGTTCAACCGGCGTGACCGCCAAAGCCCGCAGATATTTCTGCTCCTCTTGA